CATAAGGTAAAGGTAAAAAGATTTTACCAGTTTGATCCGATGCTGTTCCATAGAGTCTTATAAGCTCAAAATTGCTAGGTATCGTAAGACCATGTGCTACTTGCTTTAAGCCATTATTTAGAAGCGCTCCAACATCTATAACTAACCGATAGACGTTCTTTAGGTTTTGTACGTTGTCTCTATCAAATCTTAGTTGACCACAGAGAACTACTTGATCAGAATAATATCCAAAGTCTTTCTTATTTAAAGAACTGACAAGATCGTTATATTTATCCTGAAATGTTAGAAGAAACTCTGAGAATTCCTTATCGCTAAATAACTCATTCTCAACGATAAAAGAGTTTAATTCGGGTAATGACGTACTCATAACAGCCCCATATTCTTACCAGCTTTAGCTACCCATAACCTCATAGCATGAATAGTAAGCCCAGCTTTGTATATTTCTAATCCATTATCACTTAACAATAGATCTTCAGTGATACCAGCTTCTATTTGAATGTTGTTAGCATTAGAGTTAACTTGTATACGCTTCCATGCTTTAGTGGCATTAGGCCGATTAAAGCCCTCATAGCTAGTTTTGAAGTTCTCTACAGTAGCTACAGGATTCGAACTTGTTTCATCTCCATAGATATTAACTGTAAATTCTCCGTCATTAGTGACATCCATGAAAAGGTCAATATATCCTATTTTGATATTGTTCCCTTCTTTTACAAAAGGATTGAATCTCTTAGTTTTAAATTTAAAAGGCTTAAGAATAGAGATAGACCCCCCACCAATATATGTACCAGTCCAAGTATCTGTAGTCACAATCTCTAAAGTATTAGCATCAGTAGGAATAGCTTTATAGATCTTATCAGTGCTATAGCCCGTAATTCCTAAGAAATTTGTTATAGTAATGTAGTAATTGCTCTGAATATTTAGGTTATGCAAAGGACAAGTAATTATATGATTAGCTATATCTATAGCAGTTATGTCTAAAGAAGGGTCATCGATAGTCAAAAGGCTAAGTTGATGAACAAAACCTCTTTGATTACCTCCAACCAATAATGGATTTTCAACTTTAGTAATAGCATCGCTCCATTTAAAGCCGCATTCTGACCATTTCTTACCTATAGTAGACCACTTGAATGAATTACCCTTTTGGAACAGTCCTAACGCTGTGTAATTGTCGTCAAAATAAGAATAGGAAGAGTTGTTGTAGTTAAATAGTAGGATTTTATTAGGATAAGTGATATCTCCTTTAGGAAGAGCCCAATAAATGAATTCCTCTATATAGTCTCTTACCGACTGAATTCTTTCTTTACCTTCATTAAGATTATTTATATTAAAAATATCTTTTGGTATTTTTTCATCTAACCTATTGATCTGTACTCCATCACTAGCAGTAATAGCTCTATGACCAAATGTGATAGCTGTTCCCTGCGCTAGCTGGGTACTAAATTGGCTCTCTGATCCAAACTCTTCACTTATAGACCTTAAAACAAAAGGAAGGGCTGTATTGCCTGTATATGCAAGTTCCTTAACTGACCTTTCAAAATAGACTATTAGCTTATCATTTACTATTGAAGCACCTTGGATAGATTGGTTAGAGGTTCCATCAATATAACCACCTTTTCCTTTTATATCGTGTCGCCAAGCATCTACTCCAGTGGGATTTAATAAAGACCCACACCAGCGTATCCTATTTTGATAGTTAACAGCTTCTTCAGCAGTATTCATAACGACTAGACGACCTTTGAACGCTATAATAATCTTAGCTCCATTCAAGTACCTATCAGATCCATCATTGTAAATTATAGGACGTAGTGTTGCCCAGTTAGTGCCATCATAATACTTAATGCCATCTCTATTATCAGCTCCAGCTAACGTATATGCTTTGCTATTAGTGGCCCATAGATATTTAGCAGTCGAAGATGTTAAGAAATAATTAGCAGCTGAAAAAAATTGGCTATCTGATCCTGTCCAACTATGGTTTACTGTAGTATTTGGGACAAATTGATTGCTAATCTGATTGTAAACATAAGAGTCTCTAGTATCAAAGACCATTGATTCTTCTACGTTTGTAGTAGCAGTTTCTCTTAGATGAATTCCCATAACAGGTAAAAGAGGATAGTACTCATAATCTGCTGTTACTGGCCCTGTAGGCGCAGAAAAGGTTACATCTACAGCACCAGTTAAATAATTTATAGTTCCTGTTCCATCACCAATTAAATTACCTTCCCCGTCATCAGTTACTTGTTGAAGAAATCCAGCATCATCTAAAACTAGAGTACTAGGTACAACAGGAATATTAAGTAAACTAAATGAATAGTGATCTGTTTTATCGCCTACAACCTCACCAGTAATAGGCTTCTGAAGCCTTCCAAGCAGTAAGCCACCATTTCTTTTAACGACTTTGCCTCGATAGACATACATGTTCTCTAGCTCATAGAAAGCATCATCTATCAATCTCCAAGGATCAATATCGTTTTCTAGACCAGTTTTATAGTCACTAATAAAAAATGATTGCAGAGACATTAGTTACCTATTGCTACATATAATATACTTACGCTTCCATCTGTAAAGGCTTTAAATTTCGTCTTGTCAGTAAGGGCAACTCCATGCGATGCCTTTGTATTAACAGGGCTAATTTGTACACACCAACAATTATTATTAAACGCGCCAGGAAAAATAATTGAGTTACCCGTAGTATTTCCAGTACCTGTACCCCACTTAATAGTAATTCCACCATGTAATTCTATAGAACCACTAGCTGCAGCAGTTACTGGGCCTGTAAGTGTTTGAGCTGTACCACTAGAATTCATGAATTTAAGTACAGATATCGCATCTTCAACGTATAATATACCTTGATTAGCGCTAGCAGCTCCTGCGGGCGTATGTTGATCATCAAATGTTACTTGCTGATGCAATCCCGCGCTAGGGCCATTATCATCAAATGATACGTGATCTTTAGATACATAATCCTCAACAGCTGTAAAGTTATTTACTAGATTAACTCTACTTATACCTAGATCGTCGTCTAATGGTTCATCTTTGTCGTATGCCATATTTTATCTCCTAAAATTTTGGTTTAGCTCTTGTTTCTGTATACCACCCTAATGTTTGAGAATGTAAATTAGCTTTCTCATTCATATATAATGAATTTATACTTTGTAGTGTATTAGCATCTCCTAACTCTTCTAAGATAGCTTTTGATGTTCCATAAACAATATATTGTCCCCACTCTTGATATTCAGGGATATCTGTATTGTATTGGAATTCATTTGATGTAGTTGTAGCACCACTAACGTACACTAAAGGTCTTCTAGTAGCCTTAATAGAGACATAATAAGTGTCGTCTGGACACTTCCTAAATAAGAGCTGATTATTGTAAATCAAAATAGATGAAGGTCTACTAGTGTTTCCACTATCAGTATAATCAGTTCCATCAGGCCATATAGAGTAAAAATCAGATAGACTATAGTAAATACTCATATAATACTCTTTTCTGCCAGAATGAGTGCTTATATAAGCTAGTGGGTCAAGCTTAATGTACTCGTCATAGAATTCTTTTTTTAAATCGTAACTTTCTACTCCATCAGATAAAGTTACTTCATACCATGTTTCAAGTTGGATAGGTTTGATCTCTTTAGGTAACTGCCAACTATAAAATCTATTTATATACTCATTTAGACTCTCATCACTAAGTTGATTTGTACTTTGTATAGTGCATAAATTACGTATTCTTTTCCTTATGATATCAAGCGTCCAACTCATAGTTTAACCTTCTTTTCTTCTTTTAACTTTTTTTGGCACTTCTTTATCGTAGGTGCTAATAATATCAAAAACTATACGTTTAGCATATTGATTAGTCTTTACATATTGACCTATATTCCCCTCTGGGCCCTTAACATGTTTTCTTTTAACTTCTCGGCATTCATGGTTGAGCATTTCAAATAATGCTAGTGGTCTTTCGTAGATTTCGCCGTCTTTAAACTCTTCTCTAATGCATTGTGGTGAGATCTTCCATACAGAACCTGGGTGTTCTTTCATATCTATGTAACTAAAACGTGCTTTCGCCCAAACTTCTGTTTCTGTAGTTTTCTCTTCTTCTTTAACTTCTTCTTTTGTTTCTTCTACTTCTTTTTTCTTATAAACCATAAATTTCCTTTATTTTCAAAAAAGGGGGATTTCTCCCCCCGCATTTTATCTAATATTAACCGACGTCACCTAGATCTTTATACATAGAATCTAGTTTAGCAGTGATGTAAAGAACATCTGAGTTTGCACCCATAACGGTGGTCCCCAATGTCATGCCTTTAAATCCTGCTGCTGTTACAGCTTTTGATAGATTGTATACTTGAGCTGTTATTGATGTTTCAGCGGTATAAGCACTAGTATCGCTAATTGAGAAAGTAGTGCCATTTATGATTTCTTTAATATAGATAGGCTTAGCTGTGTTATTTAACTCAACCATTTCTACTAGATTTTGAAACCTTATAGCATCTCCTTCTTCCCATCCAGTTGTTGACGGTACTGTCACAACTCCAGGATTTGCCTTTGTGATACCACTAAGTACTTGATAATTAGCTGTTACTGCTGAAGTGTCATATAGAGTAAATCCATTTGCTGCTTCAATAGCACGGTTAATACCAGTGTCATCAGCGATTTCAGAAAGTGCAGAAGCTGCTGCCATTCCTTTGTGCCAGTAGAACAATACTTTTGTTCCATCGCTTGCCCATTTTGTAGCATTCCAAACTACTACTTCAGTTGGTTCAAAACCTATATCTAAGTTATAAGCCGCTCCACCTGATTCCAATTTAAATTTTATTGATTGTGTCATGCTAATCTCCTTATGAATTTAGTGTGCATCTTCCACGAATTAGGAAGAGATCATTTAGAATCTTAGCTGCGTGCCAACCTTTCCAACCAAGAGATGATTTTTGTTTCAATCTGTCACCAGGGCCTCCGGGTGGTGTAAATATTGATTCTACGTTTCCGCCAGAAATATCAATTACACCATACGCATCTTGTCCAACCATATAAAAGTCATATACGGTGCTTGTGCCTGCTAAATCACCATTTAAAGTAAGTGGAGTTTTAGAAGCCATAGTCCAGCGAGCATTATCAGTATATCCTCTTTCACCACTCTTACGAGCGCTTGGAGTAGGGTATTGATTGATAGGTACCCAAGAATCTAAATCCTTAAGATCTCTATATACTGCTGTATTTGTCATACAATAATATGATTCATCTAATGGTGCTGTACCTACATCTTTACCTGCATGCATGATATCAGTGAACATTTTAGAATCGTTATTCATCAATGTTTGAACCATTGAGTCAACATCAGACTGAGTAATCTCAGTTGGAGTTTTAGTATTTGCTCCGTCAGCACAATTATAGATTGAGCCTGTAGCTTGTAAGACATCAAATGTTAGAGTGTCATAGGTTCTACCCATTTGCTCACCAAGTCTTTTGTTAACTTGATTGGCTACTGGATCAGAAACTGTTAGCTCTACAACATCAGTCATGATACATACATCACCATACTGATTTAATATCGCATCCATTCTAGTAACATCAACGATTTGACCTTCTGGCTCTACGCCTTCTGTTAATGCTGTTGTTGCTTCATTAAATTCTTCATATCTTGACCATCTAATACGGTCTGAACTATTCTTAGGGATACTTTTCATTTGTCCAAATTGATTTGCTATCAATCTAGGAACTGCAATATCCAAAAGATTAGGCCCATACCATACACCAACAGCATCTGAAATCTGCTCGGTAGTGTTTACGTTAGACATATTTTATCCTCGTTATTCTCCATACCCCCTAATGAAGCGATCTTGCATTCCCATTCTTTCAGCTGGTGTCATAGACTTATATCGTGACGCTTTACTAACAGCTCCAGAGCTGCCTGCATTTAACGTACTTTTTGGTTTATTAGCGTTCTCTATCGCTTTAGCGACGTTCTTATGCTCTTTAGTATGATCACGGATATAGCTAGGAGTCATCTGAATAGCCTCTATGGCTGCTTCTAAATCTTTAGATATAGATAATGCAGTTGCTACCCTCGGTGGTATTTCATTTCCATATTTAGTTAATAACTCTTGAGCATTTGGATATTTAGAATTTACAACTAGTCTTTTAACTTCTTCCATCACATCAGAACGATACTTACTGAAAACTCCTTCAACTTCTCCCTTGGTGAGTATATCTTCTCTATCACCGCCAAATAAGCCTTTATCGCTTTCCTTTTGCTTAATTCCTTCTATGAACTGGTTTTGTTGGTAAACCTGTTGTTCTAAATTCTTGTTATGCTCCCTAAGTGCTTTGAAATTAAATTCCTTGTCACTTAGTTGTTGTTGCTGTTCGGCGACTTCAGCATTTTCAGCCTGAGGTTGCTCCTCGACGATTGGAGTGTCTTGTACGTCTTCTTCGGTCATGTTGTCCTTTTTACGTCTGGTAGTTAATATTACTATTAACGAGGTGACGAACCTTTTTTGTTTATGATATCTCCTGTCAAAAGATCGCGTCCGATCCTCTGCGAAGCTTTATTAAATGAATCTTTAATAATTGGATTCCCCTCGCTCACTCTGTCTAAATTGTCGGCTTCCTTAGGCTTAGATAATGGTAAAATCCATTCTGGGTATGCATCACCCGTTACTTGGTTTGTATACCATAATTGACAGCCTTGTATTGGAACGTCTAATTTATCCTTATTTGGTTTATCCGCGGCTCTGATCATCACATTTATTTTTCCGGTGATGAAATCCTTTTTCGCTGCGAAAAGAATCCATAATTCTTTTATGTCTTTAAACTTAGAGTAATAGGCATGCGCTATCTCTATAACTCTATCCCTAGCAAACTTCTTGCCTTCTTCATGCTTGGTAGTTTCTATTTCGTCTTGGACATGCTTAGGTACTAACAACATTTGTTACCTCTGGTTGTTCGATTTCAGCTACTTGTGGTTCAATTGGTGCAACTTCTGCTGCTGCGTCTACCTTTAGTTTTTCTATGATCTCTAAAGCTGCCCTAATGTGTTCTAGGTCTATTCCTTGAAGCTCCTTGACGGCTTTAATCTTATCTAATGCAGCAGCTTCTAAGTCTTTTACTGCTTCAGCGCGTCTTTCAACGGCTAACATTTGGTTTTCTTCGATCCTAGAAACCCGTTCTAGCCCTAAACCTTTATCTGCTATAGCCTGAGCATTTACTAACCCTATCTTGGCTTCTAGCTCCATCATCTGCAATTGCTCTTGCTTCTGTTGTACTTCTTGCTTCTGTTGTGCTTCTTGCTTGTACATTTCCATTAGCCCCGTCTTATCAGTGATAGGCATCTGATTAATTAAGTATTGTTGTGGAATGTTAATTCCTGCTTTCATAGCTTCTAAGGCTTGGAAGTAAGATAAGTTTTTCTGTGTGTCTGTAAGTTGAGTTTCTTTGACTACAATGTCATAATCTAGAATTTTGTCCTCTGTAAGACCCTCAGGTACGGGCTTGCCTGTGATCTTCTGCCACTTCTCAGGGGTGTAATTAGCTAACATGATTTTTAAGAACTTCATGCCACAGATTTTCTGCGATACTGATAGCTTGTTATATACAGTCTGAAAGACCGTTACACTATTAGAGGCTCTTTGCTTGGCAAGTGTTCCACTAACTTCTGTATTTCCACCCTCTGCAACGCCTAATGCTTCTTCGTTAAGCCCTGGTATCTGTATTAAATCGGTTGTAAGCTGCTGTATTAAGGTAACTAGCCCAGCTGGAAGGTCAACACTCTGCTTTTCTCTGATACACCCTAATTTGCCTATCTCTGTTTCAATTACTTGACCCTGCCCAGTCTTAAATAAATCCTCTTGGTTGACTACTGCTCCCTTTTCTAATACCCAACCCACAGCTACTTGAGAATCTAAAATATCTGCTATTTTAGAACGCTTGCGGTTATATTCGCTTTGAGGATCACGTATAGAACGGATCATCCCTAGTATTTTATATTTGTAATTATCAAATTGAGGCTTATAGACCCATAGAATAGGGACACATGGGAAATCATTGATTCCTAACGGATCCATACCGCTATAAACAGATTCTCCCTGTACTAAGATATGATATTCAATGCCTGGTTCGTAATTCTCTGCTATCTCAAAAAATGGGAAATCTAATAGATATTGATCTAATTCTTTTTTAGACCCACGCCATGTATTTGCTTCGCCAGTTGTGGTATTAGTCACAACGTAGACTTTCCGCTTGATTCTGCGGTAGTATTCGTCATAGGCTACCATGTCTTTTTCTTCCATCCGATTACGTGAGAAACTCATATAATCAAACTTATTATCAACTCGACCTGTTTTAAGCTCGTCTATCCTTTTCCTTGCAGATTTAGGAGCAAGGGATTTAGCTTCCTCTTTGCTTAGATATTTGCGTTTTATCACATATCTGCAGTCGCTAAAATCTATTTTAGTAAAAAGCGGGTCTAGAATAATAGATTGAAAGGGTTCTACGTCACAATATATATTGCCGTTAACAAGGTCTTTTGAATAGTCTATGCCAAAAGAAATGACTGCTAGACCACTTATAGATGCATCTTCAAAACCATCTGAAAATTTATCATAGAAATCACATTTGTTGGCTTGCCATATTAAGGCATCTTGTAGATAGTCGCTAAATTCCACGTCATTAGATTGCTGGGGGTCTATCCCAAAGCCTAGACGGTTTTTGCGTTGGTATCCAGAGTTTAAATGAATGTTCCGTTGACAATAGTTATAGACGTAGGCGTTACGCCCTTCATTGCTTAGATAGTTTTTTTCTTGCTCGTTCCACTGATCGCCAAGATACATTTTGATATCAGTATACATCTCCTCAAATGCCGGATGCCAAAAATCTATCGCCTCGTTGTAATCGTCTTCATAGTCTTTTTTGATATCATCTGTAACTTGAGTCATTTAAAACCTATACTAAAATATTTATGACTACTTTAGTAAACTAAAGATTTTAATTAACATCAAATACTTATTTTAATGATTTCTAAATTTTATATCTTCGCTGAAAGTGTTATTAGAGGGGTTTTTTAAACATCGTCACACCACATTTTAGCCAACTACTGATGTCTAATCCTTTTTTGAAAGCATCACCGACGCTTTTTTCATATGGTGGTATCCAAATAAATAAGCCTTTATAAGTTGATTTCCACCACTTATAAGCCTTTACCCCTGTTTCGTCGTAATCTAGCGAGAAAAGAATGAATTCGCTATTTGACAATAGATTATGAACAAAAGTATCTGGTTTTTTTGTAGCTCCGCCAAGAGCTATGGTTAGATAAGTATCTTTAGTTTCCTGTTGTACCAGTATAGCGTCTAACTCAGATTCTAGAACCAGCATTATAGAGCTTTCTTGCGAGCCATAGAGAGAAAACCCCGAAGCTCCGCCGTGAATCTCTACATATTTAGGATAAGAATCATCTGGACTATAACTATCTCGTCTAATTTTCATCTTCCTAAGCTCTCCATCTATATACGAGGGTATCACAATACCATCTGGAAGCCATATTTTAGTTTTTAATCCGTTTATCTCCCAGTGTGCGCAAAATGCTGAGGGGTTCCAGCCTAGATTAAATCTTTTGATAGTATCTAATGTTAAGCCACGATCTTTTAGATAATTAATAGCTTGAGGAGTATTTAACAGCCGTTTATGACTAAAATCAATAAACCTCATAGCGTAAGTTTGCCACTCTGGATTTACCGTATCGTAGGATTTAGGTATAAAAACATTTTTGTTAAATTGTTTTCTAGGAGTATATGGCTCTTCCTTTGTGATGTTTAGTTCTTTTAATGCATCCCCAAAAGATAGATTATGAAAATCTCTTAGATATTGTATGTTATCACCTGTCTTTTCACACCTTCGACAAAGATATCTATTTGTGATATCCCATATGATAAAACGATCATCTCCACCACATCCAGGGCAAGGACAATGATACTCTCCACCACCGGCAGAGGAAACCTTTTTAGGCTCTAAACCATCTTTTTGAGCTAATTCTAATATTTTCATTAGTTTTTATCTTCTTAATCGATTCATTTGGTTTAGCCTATATATCTCATTTACGGGCATGCCAACAGACGATCCGTCATAGACCTTGCATGCAATACTTAGGTATCTGATCCCATCGCAGATATGCGAAAACTTATCGTGAACTGGATAGTTTGTAAAAACGTCATGTTTCTTGTCATACTCCTTTCTGTAGTTCTCTAAGGCCACAACTAGACGCTTGCACTTAATCTCATCTATCCAAAACCTTTGGAACGTCCCCCTTACATTCTCGATGCCGTCTAAGAGCTTCATCCGTAGCGTAGGAAGCGTCACAAAAGTAATCCCTAATTGGTGAGCTATCTCTTTCCTTGAAACCCCTGTACCTAATTCCCGGTTCTCAATATCATGTGGGGCGTAATGTGTTCCGTAGACATACGGCCTATCTTGTATCACTTTAGCGTAATGCGCTAGTCCTTGCCCGCTGTTTTCGTAGCAGTCGATGATATGCACCTCTTGACCAATAATCTGATAGAATACTATGGCGGTACTATCGTTAATGCCTAAATCCCACGCCGTATGAACTCTAGCGGTTGGGTCGTATGGAACATTTGTAATTCTATTCTCCCTACGCATCTTGTCCAGGTATTGCATATAATAAGACCCTTCGAGACCGATGAATGAAACATAAAATTCTTGCTTAACTAGTTCCTCAGACATTCCTGCGTCTATTTCAGCCTGTACAACTTCTTTGCTTATAGCCTTAGTATCATCAATGGATAGCTTTTCGCAAAACCAACGCACATTGTGCTTAGCCATGTTGTACATGTCATAGATCCAGTTTTTGCCCCGTGGTGTGCTTATAAAGACAGCTACACCATCATTTTCTGTTAGAATCGGACGTATTAAATCCCACGCATTTGGTAGTTGCAATGCTGCTTCAGAAAAAACACATATGCTTGGAGCCGTACCAACTAGCCTGTCAACGTTGTCTGAGCCTATAAGTTGCAAGATAGAGCCATTCTTGAAATGAATTGATAGTTCAGACTCGTATTTCTTGGAAATTAATTCCTGTGGGATAAAATCTAAAAAACTTATGCCGTCTTTGGTTTGTGAATTCCAGATAACCTTTTTAGCCTGCGAATATGTCGGTAGAATGTAAAAACAAATTCCCTTTTTTTCGTGCAGTCGCTTTAGAACCCAATTCCATAAGGTTAAATCTTTGCCACCCCGTCGGTGGACTAGCCATAAAGCCCGCTTATATCCACTATCGAGAGCAGATAAAATATTTAGTTGATAGTCTCGCGGTATAAACTT